GGGACTATTTTTTAACTGCTTAATCATCATTTGACCCAACTCTTCCAATTCCTCGGTAGATATTAATGCCAACATTAAGTCAACAGTTGCCGGCAATCCGAAAGACTCGGCTGTATTAGTCAAATCGATATCAGCATCGCCTGCACCAGACCTGTTAACCTGTGTTGCTGTTACAATGGGAACATTTTGTACAACGGCAAGTCCTCTAAGTTCTTCTGCAATAGACTTGATTATTGTGTAGGAATTTTGATTATTTCCTGCTTTGAACCTTTTAGACGCACATAGATTTATATAGTCAACAAAAATAATATCTGGCTTGAAAGCTTTCTTTATTTTTAGTTCGTCTAATAGATGTTCAAAATGACCAACATGAGCAGATGATGTGGGATATTCTTTAATGATCAGTTTACCATGACATTTTTTCTTTACCTTATCTATCTTTCTATCAAATTCCATTTTGTTAAACAAAGGTATGTTTGATATATTAACATCCATTAAGTTTGCGTCTATTCTTTCCGCAATACGTTCTTCAGACATCTCTAAAGTTATATATAAAACATTTTTACCAATTGCCATCGCAGCAGCTGCTTGGTGACACATCACTAGAGATTTACCCACCCCAGTTGATGCAAGCCAACAGAGTAATGATTTGTTCGTGAGTCCGCCCTTTGTAATCTTATTCAGCAACTCTAAATCAAATGGTATTTTTTCTTCATCCCTATGGTAAAACTCGTACCTATCGTCTGCTGAGTCGTAGTAATCATGTCCAATATTGGAATCAAAAGATACAGCTAATGCCTCTGATAATATATCTGGAAGTGCATTAGGTGTTAGGTCTTTCTCCTTACCATCAATAATAGATATAGACTTTAATACGGCATTATATACCGATCTGTCTTTACAGAACTGTTCGGTTTCATCAACGAGCCAATCAATATCAACCTTTATCGGTTCAATATCATTTATGTATTCTTTAACCTTTGAATAGGTTTCATCAGTTAGGTTGGTGCGTTTCCCCACACCGATTATAAGTGCTTCTTTTGAGGGTATATTAGAGTAATTCGTTACATACGCATCAATTTCTGAAAATACTTCCCTCTCAATGGTTCCTTGAAAATATTCATCCTTTATGAAAGGAATAACTTTTCTAAGAAACGAATCATTCGTTACTAAGCTCGTCAGTATCGTCTTTTCTATCATATTTTTTCATTTGCTCATCAATAAGTCCAACAAGAATATCACCTATAACATCTTCAAAAGCCTCTGAATCTTTATATTTAACTTTATTAGGATTCTTCATGACTTCAAAATCGAACTTTAACACTGGTGGATCCTCTTCAGAAATTGTAACATCCCCATACAAATAAACCATCCCTTTAAAGTCACCCCCGACTAACTCAATAGCTATTTTGTCTGGAAACTTCTTATTCTCAACAAGTTTAAAATCTTCCACTTATCATTCCTCCAACTGTACATATCCAACAGAAAACTTCTCTTCTATATATTCTGCAAAATTAGTCCCATTGAGAATAGGATCCCAGAACTCTTTATTCATTGTATCCTTCTCTCTGAAATTTTTGTCATCAGCTACTGTCGGTCTTGTATACCACCCAATCTTGGGTTTAGTCACAAATCCAGACTCAACAGCAACTTCTAATAAACCCGACCATTTTTGTATACCACCAGCCCATGATACTGAGATGGGAATCTTCGACTTCTCTTTGACAAATCGTGATTTCTCCACATTAATAATAAAATCATACCCTTTAATCTCTGTGCCTACCTTGTCTTGTCTACGACCAATAATCCAAACTGTATTTGCAGAATACATAACACCAGTTCCACCAGACACAACTTGTCTAGAAAACATTTCCTGTGTTTCGTATGTATGATTAACAGCAATCAATGGAATATCATTCAATGTCAAATAGGGCGTTGTCATACGAAATAATGACTTCATCTGTTTAGCTCTTGTCATATCAGCAACCGACTTTGAATCTCTAGCATCATCGACTTCTTTCTTCGATGCAAGATTACCAATAGAATCAATCATGATAAACACTTTATCTTTTGCAGTGATTCCTTCAAGTTGCGTCACAAGATCGAACTTCAATTCTTCAACATTCTTAATAGGAACGTGTAGAACACGCGACATATCGATTCCAAAGGAATCCCAATATACTTGTGGTGAACCAAACTCCGAGTCATAGAATAATGTGATTGAATCTGGAAACTTATCTTGGTAAGCCTTTAACATCAATAATCCAAATGATGTCTTATAATGCTTAGACGGCCCTGCTAAAACAGTCAGTCCTGATGTGATACCACCATCCAGTTTACCCGTCAATGCCACATTAATCATAGGAACTGATGTTGATATAGGATCCGACTGCTGAAGTATTTTTGATTCTGTCATCACCTCAGCAAGTTTTATCTTACTTGTCGCTTTCATTCTTTCTAATAAACTACTCATAATATCCTCATGTAAAAAAATCTTCTAATGTCGTTCTCTTCTCTGGTGTCCATCCAACAAATGTTAACATATGTTCAACAGGTTGTAAGAATGCCTTATTAAATTGTAACTCATAATCTATGTATTTGTCAAGTTCGAGCTCCTTCGGAAGCACGGATGGAACCGATATGACATTAGAATGTAACGTATTCGGCATTTTAAGATAACAAAACTTTATTTTTGTTCCATTCTCTATGTAGTCATACTTATCGTTAATACCCAACTTATTAATTGCAAAATTGTATATTAATGAACCCCTAACTTGAATGGGTGTGCTTTTCTTAAATATCTCTGTCGCATCAAAATACTTATCTAAATTGTTAGCTGTTCGTGGAAATGATATCTCATCATAACTAGAATTAAAGAACTCTATCTTAAATTTCTCGTAAAAGGATTGTGCCTCTTCTTCCTCACCATTTAAGATAATATTAATAAAGTCTTTAATTGCTGTTCTACAGATTGATGGTGTGGAACTTCTAACAGCTTCAACTCCCATCATCTTTATCTTCGGTTCGGTATAACGTGTTCCTTCATTGTCAAGAACATTCATGATATATCGTTTCTTTGCAAAGAATACTGACGAATCCGCAATCGTTTCACGATCCATAAACATCTTCTGCTCATACGCATTTGTATATTCTGCCAATTCTTTATACGAATCGTCAATAACTTTCTTGATGTGCGTTTGTCCTATCTTAGAAAGAAAATCAGTTTTATCTTGAATACCTTGATTGGGTCGCCATATTAATGTATCAACAATAGACTCAAATGTAACATAAACAGAATCCGTATCAACTGCAACAACATAATCAACATCCTCGGTTTTCATGAGGGAATTCATGTACTTGTTCAATGCCTTCTCAACCCACCGAATACTTAACTGTCCAGCAGTCGTAATAGATTCTGCCATATTAACATCAAAGTGACGGAAATACTTATTACCAAGCGCACCATATAATGAGTTCAACAGAATCTTTAATGACATCTGTTTCGTATGCAGTCTGAACTCCTCATCCTTGTCACCATCATCAATAGCTTCAAACATAAGTTTCTTTGACATCTTACGTTCATTGAAATACACTTCCATTAGATCGGGTAGAAATCCCCTCTTACTTGTCGAATAAGTCATTCCATTAGGCGTAACAGTCAAGTCTGTTAAATCAAACTCATTCTTCTTTTCAAGCATAGAATCGACTGTCACATTGGGTATATGCCCATTAATCGTTTCTGGTGATATGTTGTATTGCATGATTAAATGAGGATATAGCGATGTCAAATCAAAAGACATCACCCACTTGTGACGGCCCGTCTGTGGTTCCTTTACATACCCACCAACAAAATCTCTATCTTCCTTGGCTTTCTTTTCGGATATAATGATATTTTTATCATACAGGTAGTTATAACAAATAACATCCCATACTTTTAATGTACCAAGAACATCTTCATAGTTACACTTTGCCATATACGACATCATGAACACTAAGTCAAATAACTTCAGCTTATCATCAAGTCGTTTAACCAGTATAACATCTTTTATGTTATAGTCAATGAATAACTCATAATTCTTTTCGTATAGGTTGAATAAGCTG